TGTAAAAGACTTTAGGTATAGTGCTGACAAATATAGCTACGATTTACAAGCATATCTTTATAAAAAGATGTTTGGTGTTGATGACTTCTTATTTATTGCAATAGACAAAGGTAGTTTAGATATAGCAATCTTTGAATGTAGTGATGAATTTTATTCTAAAGGTCAAGACAAGTTAGAACAAGCAATATCAAACTATAAATATTTCTTTCAAAACGAAGAAGAAATGGATTTAAATCAATATGTTTTAAGAGGTGTATTATAATGAATGATAAAGCAACAGACCATTACAATATAACTTTACACGAAATAGAACAAGGAATGTCTATTCAAGAACTAAGGAATATATTGCAAAGCTATCAAGATGCAGAACTTTATGAAGAATGTCAAGGAATACATTTAGCAATAGAAATAGTAGCATTCAATGTACTAACACAATTAATAAAAGAAAGTAAAAAACAAAAACTAAAAATAAAATGGATACAGAAATAACATTACACATTAAAGAATTAATTAAAAATACTACCGGTGTAGATATTAATAAAGTTTCACGCAAAAGGGAAACAGTAGAAGCAAGAGCAATGTATTATAAAATACTAAAGCAAATAGATAAAAAGAAAACATTACAATCTATTGCAGACTCAGTAGGAAAGAATCACGCAACAGTATTACATTCTTTGAACAACTACGATACGTTTGAGCAATTCAACCCAACGTTAAAACTATTCAGAAAAGAAATACTATCAAGATTAAACTACAAATCATTTGAAAACATTATGGATAGTTCTAAAGATGAAAAGATAACTGCTTTACAAATAGAAGCAATTAAACAAAGTGAAGAAATATTAGAACTAAAAGAAAACATTAACAAACTAAAAGAAACAAGATACAAGTACAACATAGTAACAAACATAGAACAATTACTATTAGATACAGAAGGTAGTGAACAACAACAAATAATATTAGAACGCTTACAAGCATTGTATAGAATGAATAGAAACATAAAACTTTAATAATATGAAATTAGAAACAAATTACACAAACAGATTTAGCTTAGGAATTGTAATTGGTAAAGAAGAAATTACAATAGCATTAATTATTTTAATAATAGATATAAAATTTTAAACAGATGAAAAAATTACTTATTATGTTAGCACTAATATCATTTAGTTGCTCAACACCGGAAGAAGAAACAACACAAGATTGTCAATGCTTTAAAGTAGTTTATACTTACGAACAATACTACCAAGGTGGAACGTGGCAATGGGTTTATATTGAAGTATCATCTGAAATATTAAACACGAACAACTGTCAAGAAACAAATTATGTAAATATGGGTAATGGTAACTTTTATAGAATAGAATGTAGATAGTTATGAAATTAACAATAGAAAACAAATGGGAAACATATACAACTGAATTTAAAAATACAGATGTAAGTATAGAACAAATCATTTTTGCATTACAAGGTATGTTAATAAGCAATGGATTTGATAAAGAAACAATAGTTGAAGGTTTTAAAGAATTTATAGATAATGACACCACAATATAGAGCAAACATACTATTTAATAAATACACAAAAGACTACAATAGATTTATAGTTAGTGGTTATATTAAACAAGGTTATGATGAATGGAAAGAAATAGCAATTGAATTAGGTAAACTATATAAAAACAAATAATATGCCCGATATAACAATGTGTTCAGGAAATGACTGCGAGTTAAAACAATTATGTTATAGATACAAAGCAGAGCCAAGTAAATTTAGACAATCGTATTTTAATAAACCACCAAATAAAGACTTACAATGTAATTACTTTTGGGAAATAGAATGCGAATATTGTCACCAAACAAATGGAGTACACAAAATGAGTTGTCCAACGCAAAAAATAGAAATAAGATTATGAAACAAAAGATAATAAATAAAATGAATGAAGGTCAAGAATCAGATTTACCTTTGTATACTTGGTCAACTATTCCAAAAGGTTTAAGAATATTTTGGCATAAGTACTATCTAAATAAACAGTAAACAAATTTGTTTATTTTTAATTTAATAATAATTTTTTATAATTATGGAAGATAAACGAAAATATAATGGTGGTCATACAACTGCCGGAAGAAAACCTAAAGCGGAAGAAGTAGCATTGATTGAAAAACTTACTCCATTAGAACCATTAGCATTTGCAGCATTAGAAAAAGGATTAGCAAACGGTGATTTTAAATTTACACAATTGTTTTATAATTACTATGCCGGTAAACCAAGAGAAACAAAAGACATAACAGTTGTAGGTGAACAACCTATCTTTAATATTGATTTAGACGAAGTTTAAGGCATTATCTTATGGAGTTTATACTTACTACTGCAATTAAAAAGTTATTGCGTTTAAAGCGACGTATTAAAGTAATTAGAGGCGGAACGTCAGCGGGTAAAACCTTTGGCATTCTGCCTTTACTTATTGATAAAGCAATAAAAGAACCAATGCTTGAAATTAGTGTAGTATCTGAATCAATACCACATTTACGTAGAGGCGCATTAAAAGACTTCTTAAAGATTATAATGGCTTTAGGTAGGTATACTGATGCTAACTTTAATAAAAGTACATTAAAGTATACATTTGCTAATGGTAGTTATATTGAGTTCTTTAGTGTAGACCAACCTGATAAGTTAAGAGGTGCAAGAAGAAACATTCTTTATGTAAATGAGTGCAACAATATAGACTTTGAAAGTTACTATCAATTAGCTATTAGAACAAGTGGTGATATTTGGTTAGACTATAATCCTACTTCAGCATTTTGGGTTGATAAAGAAATATTAACGCAATCAGATGTAGACTTTATAACGCTTACGTATTTAGATAACGAAGCATTATCTGAAACAATAGTTCAAGAAATAGAAGCAGCTAAAATAAAAGCATTGACTTCTACATATTGGGCCAATTGGTGGCAAGTTTATGGTTTAGGTCAGACCGGTAGCTTAGAAGGTGTATGTATAACTGATTGGCAAGAAATAGATTTACCACAAGATGCAAGAATACTATGTTACGGAATGGACTTTGGTTACAGTAACGACCCGACAAGTTTAGTAACTATGTATAAATATAATGATGCTTACATATTTGATGAAGTCATTTACAAAAAAGGTTTATTGAATAGTGAAATATCTAATTTGTTAAAAGCTAATAATGTAAACGAAATTGTTTACGCTGATAGTGCTGAGCCAAAATCAATAGCTGAGTTAAACAGTTACGGTCACAATGTGTTACCGGTAAGTAAAGGAAAAGATAGTATCTTATTTGGCTTGAATTTAATCAATCAGAATAAGGTTTATGTAACAAGCAGAAGTAAGAACTTAATTAACGAACTAAGAAACTACATTTGGCAAACAGATAAAACCGGTATTAAAATGAATAGGCCAATAGATGCTTACAATCACGCAATTGATGCTATGCGTTACGCTATAACAAGTCAATTAGAAAACCCACATAAAGGGAACTATTTTATTTACTAATGAGTTACGGACAAATAATAGCAACAATACAATGTTACATTCATCATCGTACCGGTAAAGAAGTAAATATTAACTTACCAAGAACTGTAGGCGAAATTAAACTAATGCAACAAATGTATAATATAGCATCACAATATTTGATATGACAGAAGAAGAAGATATATTTGACAATATGGAATTTGAAGCAGCAGATACAAGGTATGAAATAATATCTATGTGTAATCAGGCTTTAAATGCAGTTGAAGGATTTGATACCGGAATGATATCTAAAGAAGATGCTTTTAAGATTAGAGAAATAAAAAGAAAGTCATTAGCTTTAATTGATTTGCATATTGGAATGATGTACGATGAAAACTTTGATGCGTAACTTATAAGTTACTATGTTAAATAAATGTTAAAATGTATTATATTTAAAACAATATAGTTAGATTTGTATCAAATAATAAACAAATGAAAACATATATGACAAAATATTTAGTTACCTATTGGGCAGAAAGAAATGATGAAAGTACAGATATAGAAATTATTATAGAAGCATTAAACGAAACAGATGCAATGAAAAAGTTTTTAGATATGAATAAAAGCTACAGAAGAATAGAAAGTATAGAAGAAATGGTTTAGATTAGGTTAGGTTATTAATTGGAAGAAGACAAT